TTATCGCCCGCTGTGGGGCGGTGCGGTTTCTGTCGCGCCAGGACGGACAATGTAGCGCGCCAGCGATTCGTGGGTCACGAAGGTGCAGCCGCAGTTGATGTTCTGGCACTGGTGGTAGCGTTCTTTGGTTTCGGTACTGAGATAGCGGCTCGAACGCGCATGAGCCGCTTCCTGGCATAACGGGCAATGCATCATTTTGTGATTTCTCCAGCGTGTTTATGCCAGTAATAATAAACCATTAACTCGCAAATGCAAGTTAATGGTTGCATTTGACGTTTCAGACGCTGGATTCCTCCATGTCATACTCCACGTTTCGGATGTCGGCTTCCAGATCCAGTTTTGTAATAAAGCCTTTTTGATCAATGCCATGAGTTAATTTTTTGATCACCCAGGGCGTTTTATTGATCACATCCTTAAAGCCTGATAACCGGATGGGCGTTTCCGACGCGATGTCGGCCCGTCCTTGTGCGAGAGTCAGGCTAAATAGCGCCGCATTTCTCTGACGTTGTAGCCATTCCGCTTCTGCTGCGCGGATGGCTTCATCTTTGGAGGCGAACATGTTTTGCAGGATGCTGACATTCTCTATTGAACCGGCGAGGTAATCCGTTGACGCTTGCTGTGTGTCGGCACTTTTACGCGTCAGTTTTACCTGTTTAACCTGCTTCTGCGGCGTTTTAGTATCCTGCCAGCGCGCAATGATACTGCCGTACGTCGTACGATCGGCTAAATCAAACGTATGAGAATCGCCATCGCTACGGCTGATAGTCACGGTTGATACGGCCTTACCGCCTCGTACGCATTTACCCGGCACAAGAAAAATCAGTACGCCCGATTTTACGGCTATTTCGGCGCCGTTGCGGATAGCCAGCCGAGTGAGAAACGCGATGTCACTCTCTTTGGACTGGTCGATATGCGCAATCTTAATACCGGCCAGTTCCGGCGAAACGCTGGCGCTCAGCGAATTGCGCCAGGCAATGTCTTTCACGATCTCACCGAGCGTTGTGTCATGCCATGACCGCTCTTTTGGGGTGTTCATATCATTGCGAAAATCGACGCTGCGCCCGGTAATCACTAGCTGATCCGGTGTGCCCTGATGCGTGACCTGGTCGATAATAAAACTTCCCATGTTGGTCAGCACCGAACCCTGTCGACCAATCGAGACGTTAACCTGTGCGTTTCGTTCCGGCATTTCGATTTTGCCGTCGCTGTCATCCAGCGTCAGCGTCAGCGTGTCGGCTTCAAAACCGCGGTTGTCCGTGACCGTGAGCGCGACTAATCGTGGAGCGAGCTTGGCGGTAATGTCTTTTTTTTCGTCTTTGCTGTTGCCGTTTTTTCCCGCAGAGGCGCTGCTGGTGCCACTGGCGGGTTTTTGGTTCAGCTCCAGCTTAAACGCGGGGGCGTCTCCCCGCGTCAGATCGTTATCGAGAGCGTCAATCATCCGCGACTCCCCAGCATTTTGGTGGCATCGTTGAGCAGTTTGCTGCCTTTCGTATACATATCTTCTGCTATGGAGAGCAGCGACTCGTCGACCCGGGTCAAATTCAGTGTGAAACTGATCTTACGCGGCGAGCCGTCGCTATAAAATTCGGAGCCGTTCTCTCTGACGCCGCTTATAACATACACACCGTAAATCATTCCCGTGCCGTCGATAAGCGGCCATTTTCCGCCCTGTTCAGCCATCAGGCGCAAGGCCGACAGCGACAGCACGCCGCCAGTCAGTTCCGGGTAGAGCGCGCCGGTCATTTCGAGGGTATCTTCGCCTGGACCGATATACTGATACGCCGCGCGTTTACCGACACGCGCGTTGCTGCTCCAGGTAAATGTAGAGTTGCGGTTCAGGTTCTGGAATGGCAGCGTTTGCCGCATAAAGACAAAAAGTCCCAGCGCCAGCATCATAATTAAAACCCTCCTGATGGATTGAATTGCGAAAGGGTACTGTTGCGTTTATTCGCCGCGTCCTGACGGAACAGATCCTGCAGGTAGCGCTCGTTGTTGCTACCGGGGGCGATATCGCCCTGTAACGTGACGTTATATTCCGTTTTGCTCTGATCGACATACGAATTACCACCAGCGGGTTTGGCTGCCTGGTAATTGTTAAAGCCCGGCATTGTGCTGGTTGGTTGGACGTAGCCGAATGTTGTCCCCGTCGCCGTTGCGTCCACCTGCGGTTTGGGGATCTCAATCGCTGGTTGCTTGTTCACGATGCCGAGTTTCTCCAGCAACCAGCCGACGCCTTTAATCAGCAATATCAGCGGAGTAAAGGGGAAGGTCAGCGCCCAAAACAGTGCCTTACCAAAGATCTTCCCGGCGTTGCCGCAGTTTTCAAGTGTCTGCTGGCTGAGCGTGATAGGGGCAATCAGATCGCTGAACAGGTTCTTGATTGCCGAAAGTGCGCTGCCAATGGCGTCGAAAACAGGCTGAAAAGGTACGAATAGCGCGGCGAGCGGGGCGAACGCGGCGCTAATCCCGGCCATTACCCCACCAAAGAATGCGCTAATCGGTTCCCAGTAGGTGTAGATGGCCAGCGCGGCGGTGGCAACAAGGGCAATTATGCCGACAATCGGTAGCGTGAGCGAACCGAGCACCGCCATAATCCCGCCGCAGACAGTGGTAAAGACGCTGCCAAAAGTAGTCGCGATGGTGATAAGCGTACTAATGCCAGTAAAGACCGGCGCGATAACGCCCGCCACGGTGCCAATCGCCCCGGCGACGCCGACCACGACGGCGGCAATCAGGCCGAAGGTTTGCACCAGCCCCTGGTTGTTCTGTACCCACTGTTGCAGTTGCCCCAGATACTGGGTGGCGGTTTGTACCAGTTGGCGTAAAGAGGATTCCTGGGTGCTGAAAATATCCACACTCAGCGACTGATAAACGCTTTGCAGCGCCTGTAAATCGGTACCGAGATTGCCCACCTGTGCAGCACTTACCGCATTTACCCTACCTGGCGTACTTGCTGTATTTGCCGGGATGCTCACTTCACTGCCAGGTTGTGCCGGTACGCTATTTTTCAGCGATTGCTCATAGCCTGGTTGTAGCAGTTTTTTGCCGATGTTGAAGCCAGAAGTGGCGACAGACATTCCGGTTTGTCCCACCGCAGAGACTTTCCCGGCGATACTCTGAATCGTTTGCTGGGCCGCCTGGATTTTTTCTGCGCGTTTTTGCCGGTTTTCCTGCTTCAGCGCCTGCTGTTGCGTGATGAGCTGCGCGCGATTATCGTTGATCTGGCTTTGCAGTTGCAGTTTTGCCGCTGTCGGCGCATTCGGCTCAATGCCTGCACGCAGCAGCGTTAATCGGTGGTCGATCACCGCTCCGCGCACCGTTTCGTGCTGTTGCTGAAGCGCGGTTATACGCTCCTGCGTGAAGTTAAGAATGCTGGCGTGGCTACGGGTCGGCGGACCTTGCTCCGTTAGCTTTTGCGCGCGCAACTGCACGGTTTGCAGGCGCAGGCTGAGTACTGAAAGGGATTTTTCGGCCTGCGTTAAACCCTCAACCTGGGCGAGCTGGCTGTACAGCCCGCTCAGATTTTTCTCCGTCTCTTTGATGTCGGCAGCAAGCGAAACATTCGCCGTTTGCAGGTTTTTAAACGGGCGCGTTGCCTGGTCAACAGCCGTGAGCAGTGCGTCAATATTTGTGCTGTTACTCATGTGTATTTCCGCTTCGCTGAAGCGCCTTTTCGCGCCATGTGATGAGCTCGCTCAGACTCAGGGGATAGAGTTCTGATGGCGGCCAGTGAAAAATCACTGCGATATCCGCCATCAAATCGTCAACCGACAGGTTGGCCGGAAAACTTACTGTGCCGAAACCGGCGACAAAAAACCGACCACCTTGCCTGCCAGCGCGACCATATCCGCCAGATCCAGCGCTGCGACTTCCTGTTCGGTCAGGGAAGGCGAGGTGATGCGCGGCAGCACTTTAATCAGCGCATCCACTTCAGCATTCGCCACTGCCGCCAGGCTCAGACCGCGCAGAGTGCCGGCATTCGGTTTCATCAGGGTAACAGCGTTGATAAGCTGTTCGCCGCGTTTGATTGGCGTTTCCAGGGTAACGACGTTATCAGTTTCGTTGCTCATAAAATCCTCGTGATTGCGTTAGCGAAGGGAAGTCCCGGCCAGCCAGGCTGACCGGGCAGGGGTTACAGGCCGATATTGCGGCGGTGCTGTTCGAGACGATCGACGCCGTTCACTTTTTCGATCATGTTGATGGTGTCGATTTCCACCAGTTCCTTGCCATCCATCGTCAGTTTGAAATAGGTGCAGACGACGGAGATTTTGGACTCGGTGTCTTCGCCCGGCTTGTTCTCGCCGGTGTCGATCTCTTTCTGACGACCACGCATCACCACTTCAACAGCGACCGTTTCACCGGTGTCATCGCGCTGGTAGGAACCAGCAAAGCGGATCGGCACTGCATCGGCGCTGGTTGCGCCATACAGTTCCCAGATAGTCTCATCCGGGAAGCCGCCCAGCGACCACTCCATTGCCATGGCGTCGTCATCAAGACCCATATCAATCGGCGCGATACCATTCATGCCTGCGCCACGGTAGTTCTCCAGTTTGCGGGTCAGTTTCGGCAGCGTGATGGATTTTGCGATCCCCTGATAGCTGTAGCCATTGAGGAACACGTTCATATATTTCAGTTTTCGCGGCATTGCCATTTATCAGGCTCCTTAATTGCTGTTGACCGAGGAGACCAGATTCGCCAGATATTTATCGGTGATACGCTGGCGTAAGGTCAGGTTTTCCAGTGGCGGCACCGGCGTATAGTCATAATCGATATACAGTTTCCCGGCTTTCAGGGTCTCGGCGTCATTGGCGCTCTCGTCGAACCAGCAGGTGGCATCAATGATGTAACCGTTGCTTTTCAGTTCGCGGAACTTGGCGTTGATACCGTCGATGATGTCGCGGATAAGCGTCGCGGTGATCGGTTTGTCGACCGCCCACATATGCGCATCCGCCATGGTGTCGGCGATAACCTGCGCGGTGCGGGTATAGTTTTCAAACAGGAACAGCGGATCGTCGGAGCAAGTACGGTTGCCCCAGAAGCGGAAGCCATCTTTGCGAATCAGCGTGGTCACACCCGCAGCGTTCAGCAGGTCGGCATCGGTGCCGGACTCCTGCAAATCCCAGAAGACCGGGGTGCTGATGCCGGTGACGCCATTCACACCAACGTTGGACAGCGTTTTGTGCCAGCCGACGGACTGGTCGATATACGCACGCAGGCCAAGTGCGCGGGCGGTCGCGTAGGCGGTTGCCGTCGCGTTCGCCACCGTATTCCAGGAGAGAAAATCCGGCCAGATCACCATCAGTTCGCGCTGACTGAAGTTCTCGCGATACTTAATCGCATCGGAAATAGTTTTGCAGCCCCAGGCGCTGACATAACCGAAGGCGCGCAGCTTCTGACAGACAGGTGCCAGCGCAGTGGCGACTTCCAGCGTGTCATAACCGGGAACGCCCAGAATACGCGGTTTCACGCCGGTGACGGCTTCAGCGGTCAGCAGCGCTTTCAGGCCAGTGTATTTGCCGTTTTCGTCGGTGGTGCCGATGATGTTGGAAATCGTCTGCGCCTGCGCATTATCGCCGCTGCCTTCAGCGACGCGCACAACGACGATAACCGGTTTTGCCTGGTCGGCAATGGCTTGCAGCGAAGAAGCCAGCGTACCTTTGGTACCCGCTTTGGCGATGGCACTTTGTACGCTGGTGACAAGCACAGGTTCATTCAGTGGAAAGGTTGCCGCATCGGCATCGCTGGCAGTACATATCATGCCGACAATGGCGGTTGAGACAGTGGAAATGACGCGCGTGCCGTCGTTGATTTCGACGACCTGAACGCCATGATGATAATCACTCATCCGTTTAACTCCGTGGTGTTGGGGTGAGTGCTATTCTCCAGGCCGCAGCGGCTTCGCGCTATTTGTTGGGGTTGGTTAAGTCACAGTACAACTGTGGGAGAAATGTCTCGCTCAATTACCCATCGCGACCATTTAACATATGGGGTTCATTTAGCCCAAAAACGATTGTTTGTAGTTGGTATCCTTTACTAACCATTTACAATATACGAGAATTCTGCATTATTGAGTTACGGATAACTCACTGCTCAACCAAATAATTAGAGAATAAGTGCAGTATTTATGATTGTTTTTAGTATTACTATGAAGAAATGCTTCTTGATATTCGTTTAAATACTCTTGTTGACGTTGTTGATCGCTTTGTGATTATGGAATCAACTCATACATTTACCGGCAAGCTAAGAAACTTGCGCTTCAATATTGAAAAGTTCACCCGTTTTAAAGGACAAAATTATCCATGTCGTCCATGATGAGAAACCTCTTAAGAAAAAAATGAATGGGGTTGCGGACGAAGTTGGTGCACGGGCGAACGAAACGGCCCAGAAAAACGCTATTAGCAAGGCCTTAAGTATGCACAGGATGATGATCTGATCCTGGTTTCTGACGTTGACGAAACATTTTCTCCAGAAGAAATCTGCGCAATTAATCCTAAAAAATTCTATACTTCGCTGCACATGGCTTTTATAACTACCAGTTTAACTTACGAGGATTTAACCCAGATGGCAGCGAAAAACTGTGTAAGCTGTCGCGAGCAACGACCTTACGCAATTTAAGGGGGTATTTTAAAGGCAAACTGGAAGACTTCAGAAACATTGAGAAATCCTGCCTGAACAAATGCTTTATTTCGAAAAACCTCTTTAAACTCCGTCGCGCGATTATATCTGCTGGTTGGCACTTCTTATGGATTATGCTCCCGGAGCACATTTCGAAGAGGATGTCTACAATCTTGCATGCCGAGTATGATCTCCCCTATCTCAATAGTAATGAACAGATTATTGATGTGCTGCCAATGCAACAGATATATGGATCGTGACCGTGAAATGGTGCGGCAGGAATTAAAAAAAGATAAATTCCTGCCCTGCTTGTGTATAACACGGATAAAATTAAATACTCACATCCTGTGACCCATCAGCCGGTTAAATAAAACATTTAACTGGCTGGCTTATCCGGCCATTGTGGATTATGGATATCAACGCGATTCAGCGTAACCCGGTATGTTTTCCAGGCAACAAGACTAGTTTCATCCTCTCCCGTAGCCATACCTAATTCAACAGCATCCTGAAGTATCGAAATCATGTTATTTGCCTGAGTTAATAGCTCCAGCTTTTTGCGTTGTGCTTCTGCCTCATCGTCCACGGGCGCGGCAGTGATTTTCCCACCATCAAAAATAAATGCTCCGCCGATTGCTTTTTCTCCCGCAGCGGTAAATTCACCCGGCACATTCTCCGGCGCGATTTCCACCACAATCTGATTAACCGGAAAAATTTTGCTCGCATCATAAGAAAAGTGGACGATTTCTTTTGAATCCGGATTAAATGATATCTTAAGCGTTTCAGTCGACAGCGTCTTAAGCCACCGATACCAGTCGTTATCATTCTCATCTTTCAGAAAAACTACATTCATTCCCGGAGATTTTGCGATGTAATATAATTCAAGTTCATCGGGTGAAAGTTTTGCAACATCCTCCGGTGTGTATCTGCCCCATTTCTCTAATGGTTCATATTTTTTAAATACGCCTGATTGCATTGTCATTAAGCCACCCATGCCGTGTACCAGTTTCCGCCGATGTTATATTGAATATAACGATATTGTATTGCTGTATAGTCTGCCTTTTGCATCGACGCAGTTACAACAGCCCCATTTGGTGCATAGGCAAAATTATTAGCATTATTCCCGTTATTTGTTTCTCCTAATGAAGCTAATCTGATGCCACCTTGCAGGAAATTAGCACCCACCCACGAAGACCATGCAAAATTACCGCCGACCCATGCTGTTGTTGCATAAGGGCTTAAATCCTGAATATATCGCGCGTCGAAATTGCTGTAGTTTCCGGGTACTATTTGCCCGGCCATTTGCAAAAGACCGGTTCGGACATTGATATAGCCCGCCATCCCCTCATTCCCGGTAAGTGTGGAATAAAAACCTATCCCATACCAGGATTTAATCATCATGTTGGCGCTTTTAAAGCTGGCATCATCATTACCGAAGGTAATACCGGTCTGCTTATCCGCAACCCAGAATCCATTGTGCAGATTCAGCTCTCCGCTAATGATTCCTCCGGCTGCATCAATACTGGAGACCCATGCGCTCCACATCCCGTTATAAAGCGTCCGGACGAAAGAGCGGGAATTATTATAAATACGGTAAATCTGCGTAATGCCAGCGTGCTTATATACCTCAAGCGAACCGGCGTAAGGGGCCGGGTAGTTAGCACCCACCGCTGCATATTCATTATGGGCCTGATAATACAAGCCAGGTGTCAGAAAGGCGTTGAGATCTGCACCGTTTCCGATTTCTACAGCCTGACCATTGAAGATATCCTGTGCCGTTACGTTGATATCGTCGGATAAAGCCCGGCCATTGACCTTACGGATTAGCGGAACCCGGCCATTTGCATTGTCATTAGCAGCCTTAACCGCTTTCGGCGTTGCTGCGAGCGTCTCAGACGCGTTATCGGTCGCGCTGTTAAGCTGGACAAGCCCTTTCTGCGTCGTGGTCGCGTCCTGTGCCGTGTATTTGCCACTGGCGAGGTCCCATGCCGCTTTCACCGCTTTGGGGGTGGCGGCGACGTTCTCCGCTGTGCTGTTTGTGTCGTTGCTGAGCTGTGTAAAGCCTTTGTCCGTCAGTGTGGCATCTGGGTGACGTCGCGATTGCTCATGCTCCGCGAGTTTGTCATCCACATACTCCTGTGTGGCCATCACGATGGAACTGTCAATAGCTAGCTCAACGGAGGTAACATCGGACAGCATAATCACCATGCGCAGGGTCTGAGCCCGTCCGGAACCCTCTTCGAGTTTTGGCTTATAGCTTTCGGCCATATTGCCGACGGCGACCAGTGTACCGGTGTCGTCATAAAGCCCCATTTCACGTAGCCAGAAACCGCCCGTTTCTGGAGGGATAACCAGCTCGGCCACCACGTAGTTTTTATATTTGTTGTCCTGGCTGATTTTATTCAGCGTCTGGCGCCAGACCTCATTCACCAGCTTCGTCTGTCCGGCGTTCGGTTCAGGTAGCGTACCGCCGCCATCACCGACGGCCATCGCGGTGATATTCACCTTTTTCCCACCCGGCGTCAGGGCCGCCGCGAATTTTGTTGCCCCTGCCGTGGTGACGACGGTTTTGTATTTCATTGCCATTTTCTCACTCACTCCGGATAAACAGTAGTAATGTCGCCGCCATAATTCAGGCCGCCGGTATAGAGATAACCAGCAACATCCTGAATGATATTCAGCCCAATGAGATGGCGGCTGGCGGGCTTCGCATCATTGATAAGCCGTTCCATCTCGAAAAACATCTCCTCGGTAATACCGGTTTCCAGTACACCAATATCAAGGCGAAATGTGCCTGGTGGATCGTCGGTCTCCCACCACTCGGTAACATTAATGAGATAGCCGAGCGGCTCGACCACACGCCGCACCGCGCCGATAGTGCCTTTATGACAATGGATAAAGTACGCGCTACGGATAACGTCCCGTTTCGTCTCCTCCGGCCAGTTTTCGTCCCAGCGGTCAACGGAAAACGCCCATGCCAGCCACGGCAAAAGGCTGGCCGGACAAATATCAGGGTTCCACAGGCGGCGCAGCGGTATTGGGGTGTTTTCGATCTCAGCACAGGCGCGCGCGGCAGCCACCTCAAGTGGTGATGAACCTACCGGTAGCAACCGCGAATCACTCATCGGAACCTCCAACAACAATCTGGTAATTTGTGCAGTTTGAAGCCTGCGTTTTATCGAGCACGATATCGTCCAGCGGCGCGGCCAGCTCAACGCGCTGTACGCCTTCTACATGTAATGCTGCGTAGATTGCAGATTTTCGAATATCACGGCCGAGGCGGTGCTGGGCGCTGATATAACTCTGAAGTTTTGTTTCGGCGGCTCTGCGTATCGGTTCGCTCTCCGGACCAGGGTAAAGATAAAGCGTGGCGTTAATCTGATAATCGACAATATTGGCCGACTGCACGGTGAGCCGGTCAGCCACTGGCCTGACATCTTCATCATTCAGCGCAATACGCACAGTGGTAAGCAGGTCATCCGGTGCCACGCCGTTCCCCTCACGCGATAACACTGATACCGTTACCATGGCGGGTTCCGGGCTCATCACTGAAATATCTGCGACACGCCCGTCTGCACTGAGACCGTGGAATTCATAAGCACCGATTGAACCCGCGACACTCATTCCTTCCAGCGCCTGCTGAATGCGCAGTCGAAAATCGCTGTCCGATTCCATTACTGCGGCAACAGGCGGGATAGCGTCCTCATTGGCAGGAGCGATCTCAAGACGAGATACGTTGTAATTTGCCCCAATGACATCCAGATCGTTACCGGATGCATAAGCCAGCATAGTGGCGCGGGCGGCTTCATTAACGCGCTGGCGCCACAGCACTTCGCGGTAAGCATTCTCCTCGAGAAACTTGGTCAGCGGCTCGGATTCCAGCGCCAGTGTCCGGGCGATGGCCTCCTGCTCGTCGGCAGGAAACAGAGATACCAGCGTCGCTTTGCGCTCAGCGAGAATCGTTTCGTAGTCGAGCGCTTCGATAACGTCTGGAGCAGGAAGCTTGCTCAGGTCAACAATCGGCATGGTTTTAACTCACTGGAAGGGTTAACGAAAGGGATTCGCCGGTACTGGCGAGCTGGCCGGTCAGATTGACAATCATCTTGCCGTCGAACTGCCGCTCGGTTGTCACTGAGCTCAGCGTGATACGCGGTTCCCATTTCAGCAGCGCCATATAGCAGGCGGCCTGAATCTGCAGCGTCAGCGCCGGGGTTTGTGGCTGGTCGAGCATCTCAAACAGTAGCGAGCCATAATCGCGGCGCATTACCCGTGAGCCAACAGGCGTGCGCAGAATATCGCTGATGCTCTGGCGGATATGTTCGGTATCGGTCAGGCGCTGGCCGGTGGTGCGGTCAAAGCCACTGTATTGCACTGTCATAGAGGCGCTCCTGTGGTACCGCCGCTGTCGCCGGGGTGTTGATGGGTATGCAGTACTTTGCCGTTAGAGGACAACGAACCACCGCTGTGCGAGATATTGCCGCTCATCGTGCCGCCTTTTTGCACCTCCAGCGTGCCGGTGATGAGCTTGTTGGTACAAACTACTTCCGGGGTATCAAGCGTGATGCGGGTGGAGGCGACAACCTTCACTTCCGGCACACTGACGGTTACGGATTGGGACGCGGTGATATCGGCGGTTTTAATGCCGCTGACTTTCAACGCGCTGTTTTGTGGTTCGTATTCGAACACCGCGCCATCAGGGAAGGCGACATGCCAGGCGTCCGCCGAAACGGCTGGTGCCGGGTTGTCGTCAGAAAAAATGCCTGGCAGCACAAAAGCGGTGTCGAGCTCGCCGCCGACCGCCAGCAGTAAAACCTGCTCGCCGACCGAGGGTGCCCACCATGTACGTGAATGTCCGGCGCGGTGGGTTAACCACTGCAACCACTGAGTAACGATGCCGCCTGTCTGCACTCGACAACGCCCGGAAGTCAGGTCGATGTCGACGATAATCCCGGTACGGATCATATTGCGCAGTGCGCGGGCCATTTCCTGGAGCGAGAGTTGTGTGTTCATAGCGGAAATGATGCTATGCGGCCCCGTCTTTGAAAAACGGACAAGGCTGTCCGGTTTTTGGCACAACGCGGGGCGCATTTTCGGGCATTATGAAACCCAGCGGCTCACCAGTTCACCGTTGATATAGAGTTCAACCGGGCGGGTAACCAGTGCTGGCGGCAACGGCTCCGGTAGCGTCTCAGCGTGCAGCGCGCCATCGACTTCCGTTACTTTGGTACGCTCGGTCAGTTGCAGGATAATCGTCAGATCCTGCGTGCCGTCGCTGTTGGTCGTCAGTGACCAGCTAAAGCAGCCGCGCTGTCCCGCTTCGACGGTGAGAATGTCCGGCTGGTTGTCACGCAGCCAGGCCATGACTGGCACAAAAATCGTATCGATATCGCCGGAAAAAGCGCTGATGGCGACGTTGAGGTTGAACTGTTTTTCAAACGACAGCGAAGGGGCAAACGTGGCGATATTGCTGCCTTTGTCCACCCACAGCCGCAGCGTATCGGGGTTGTTGTGCAGCGCCGGGACAGCATCAGTCAGGGCGTTGCGCAGCGTGTTGGGTTTTAGCATTTATCTCATCCTGGCAGTGTTTAACAGTTTCAACTTGCAGTGCACAATTCTCCAGTGCGCGCTCAAGCTGACGGATATCGGCGCTTAAATCGCCGTTAGTTTGCGGATCGCTGCCCGGCATCGGACACAGGCTGACCTGCGGACAACGGTTGTAAACAGTGACCGGCAGAGGGGCAGGCGGGGCGCTGGTGCACCCGGCGCACAGCATCAGGCAACTGAGTGTTATACCAGCGGCGAAAGGCATCATTTTCATGGAGTAACCTTGTGATGGTTTGTTCGCGCCGCATGGCCTGTTCGCTGGCGGCATTAAGTTGCTGACGCAGCGCCACCTGCGCTTGCTCGTTATTGGCCGCCAGCTCATCAGCGGCGGCGTTCTGCGCTTTTAATTGCGCGATGGTATTGTTTTGCTCGTGCGTAAGCTGGGTGGATTGCGAAAGCGCACTGCGCAGCGCATGGTTTTGCTGCACCAGCCATATTGCGCCCAGCACAGTGAGCAGCAGGGCAATCAGTCGGGCTGTCATTTCACCCCCTTCAGGCACCAGGCGCGCTCGCGCTCGCGGCGGTTTTCCAGACCGCGATTGCGATCGCCGTTGATAAACACCCAGCGCGGCAGCTGATCGCAGGCCGGTTGCCACTGTTTGTGGTTGATAAACCACATCAGCGTCGAACGGCAGGCGGCAGTGGTACCGACGTTAAAGGCGAAACTGACCACCGCGTCATAGACCTGTGATGGCATGGCAACTGGCGCACAGGCTGCCAGCCGTCGCTCAACATGCAGTACATCGGCAACCAGATTCACCGCCGCCTCTTTTTCGCTGATATCCCGTGTTGGCGCGACGCCAGCGGTGTGGCCAATGCCGGATGTCCAGACGCCGGCGCTGCACTGGTACGGCCGCAGACGACAGCCTTCCAGATCGGCAATCAGCGCCAGCCCCTGCTGCGAGGTATGCAGTAAACGAAAATCCGGTACCAGCACCGCCAGTGCCAGCACGACCACGGCGCTACAACGCTTAACGGGTAAATCCATTCATCACCTCCTGGCTCATGGCGCAGGATTTCAGGAACAGATAGCTTTTGCGGCGGTAATACCAGTTCACGGCGACGGTGACGGCAACGCCCAGCGCGCCGAACCAGGCTGCGAAATCCTGCGGTGTCATCGCACCGAAAAAGGTCAGCGCGACGCTTATCCAGTACGCCAGCGACGAGGTGACTTTTTCGATAGTCAGGCCCATAGATTCACCGTTTCTGTCTGCGTCGGTGCCTGCGTTTCTGGCAGATTGACCGGAGTACCGTAAGGCAAAATCACGCCCAGATCGGCAAGGCCAGGATTGGCCGCCAGCACCGTTTCAACCACACCCTGGGTGTAGCCGTAATAGCGCAGGCAAAGGAGATCGAGCGTATCGCCCTGTTGTGTGATTACATTCATCGTTTTCGCGTCTCTTACCGTCAGGAAGGATTTTTCCCACCATTAAGTCTCCAGACCGGAGCAGGCGGACGCTATCTGTCGCCGCTGGCTGTACGCTGGCACAACAGGGCGAAAGTAGTGTAAAGCTGGAAGGGGCGGCCTGAAACGGTGCAGGTATGATCTGGCGCGCAGGCCGCCGTAAGCGGCGCGGTCTGGCCGCTATTCTACATGGTAAAAGATGTCTCTTTCCTGCGCGGTCGCGCTTTCGCTTTCTGCCATGTCGGCAATCAGCCACAGCGCCATTTCCAGCTCTTCCTTTTTGCAATGGTGGAGCAGCGATAACTCGGCAATAAACCTTACGCACGCCCATTTCCGCTGAGCGCGTTCATTCCGTTCAGACACCATGAATCCCCTCATGAGTTCTTTACTGTATGTTTATACAGTATCATAGACCGTTTATTATTGGGAAGCGGAAATTATTTCACCGCATCACTATGTTGCTGAAAAAGCAAACCATTATTCTGCTTCGCCCACGCTTTTGGCGTGGGTTTCTCTATCCATACCGGGTTATCGGGCGGTGGATCGCTACAGCGGCTGGTGGGCCAGCGCGTACAGTTATTGACAGAACTCCAAGAGGACGCAGACGCGCCCTGAAGGTCAACCTCCGTTCGCTTCGGCACAATTTTCCATTTTTTCAGCCGCGTCAGCACCGGCGAACCGGCACCGACCTGCGTGTCATACACCCCGCGAATACGTAACGTGGTTTCGCCGTACTGGTTAAATTCTTCATCTGCCGCATACAGCGTGCGCACCTGCAAATCATCGCGACGGACAAACGGCCCGCCCTGCGCATTGACGTAACCTGCCCAGTCCCCGGCATCGGCAGCATCGTGTACCAGTGCGAATTCCACGCTTAAGCCGCGTGCTGTTTCGCCATCGGCCATTTTTCTCAGCTCGCGATACACCGTGACCGGCGCGCCGCCAACAAACTGAAACTGACGGATACGCCAGCGCGCCGCCCAGGCAGAAACTGCGCAGGCCGTCTCCTGCAACGGTGCGCCGCTCTCGTTATCGTGCTCGCCTTCCAGCGCGTAACCGTCGATATTCTTGGCGATATACTTCGCCACATAACCGGTGGCGCTGCCTTTTTGCGCATCGATCGCCTCGGCGTGAAAGCGAGCGCGCTTCGCCTTATCGCTGCGCAGCTCGTGGTGGTCCTCTTCGCGGGCATAGTCGCCCAGAATTTCTCGCACGTGGCTGACATCCTGCGACTGCATAAACAGCAGAAGATGCCAGTGCGGCGTGCCATCGTGATGCGGTTCAGCCACGCGAATGCCGAATATGCGCAGACCGTTACGATGCAAGCTGGCGCGGATCCGCGCCCACAGCCGGGTGAAATAACCCTGTGTTTGCGCCGGGCTGGCACCGTTCCACTTATGATTGCGGTAACCGGCGCGGGTGGTGGCGTGCCAGGCTGACGGTGCGGTCAGGGTATAAAACTCGCCGACATAACCCAGCGACTGACAAATCGTTTCAAAGCCGCGAATGCGCGTCATCATTTCGCAGCGGCGAATCGCCGGGTTGGCGACCGAGCCGTCATGCTTATCGATCAGGCTGATGCGGTTCCCTTCCTCATCTTCCAGCTCCATGCTGTTGAGGAACTCGCGGTTACGGCGTTTCTGCTCGCGCCAGGTGCTGATGCAATCGTCGCTGGCATAGGGCCGTTTTTTCTTGCTGACGTTACCCAGCGCAATTTGTAAATGTTCGCGCCACTGGGCGGCGATACGACGCAGATGACCGCGCCACCAGACTTCGCTAAACAGGCGGATCACCGCCGGGGCAATCTCATCAGCGCAGGCGACTTTACGGGTGACACGCTGCCAGTGCGGCGGTGTGACGTTAAATTGCAGCGCAATCATTCCGGCGTGCAGATACCAGCGGTGCAGGGTTTTTAGCTCTGCCGCTTCTGCGGTGTCGATATTTGCCAGTTCGCCGCGAATAAAATACGCGATGTCGGTCGCCAGGCGGTCAACTGCGCTTTTCGCCAGATCCGGCAGTTGGTTGTAGCGGGCCAGCAGCGTCATCAGACGGCTCGCCAGATCCTGCTGGATGGCGGTATCAAAATGACCATTGAACACGGCTCTGGAGAGGCGCGGGCTAAGCGGTTTGTGTTGGTAGCGCTGCGCCACCGCGTTTAGCCGTGGGATGGCGCGGTGAAAGAAGTGGCAGAGAAAGGCGTTGGCCCGCACCGTACCTTGCGCCTGTTCCAGCGCATCGATATGGCGGGTGAGCGGAAAGCGGATGCACTCCGGTTGCAGCGCCAGGGCGTGGCGCGCCTGCTGCACCGCCGCAAAATTCTGGTTGCGGCGGTGCAGTTCCGCGTGGGTGAGATACGGGCTGGCGATCGCTGAGCGCGGCGCATTCCATGGATAAGCCCACGAGACCGTCAATTAGCGCCTCCGGTAATGTTTATCTTTCAGTTCAGCGAGTTGCTGGCAACTGACGCAGCAGGTCACGCCGGGCAACGCCATTCGCCGGGCCTCGGGAATCGGAGCGTCACAGCATTCGCAGGTGAGGCGTGAGGGCAACAGCAGGCGGTTACGCGCCTGGCGGATATAGCGCTCGCGATCGTCCAGCTCTCGTTGCTGAACGAGATCCATTTCATCGGCCATCAGTGCAGCTCCTGTGCCTGGTTATCGATATGGCTCGCTTCCTGGCGCAGTAGCTCGGCGGCATCGCACCACTCAAGACGCTGGGTAGCGATCAGCGCTGCCAGCGCGTCCAGCCGCCCGGAAATAATCCCGGCGCAGCGCAGACGTTCGTTGTTGCGGGCTTCTGCCAGTAGCAGCGCGATCTCTTCATGGCTGCGTCCTGGATGGGGGGGGATATTTTTACGCATGGTATTTCTCCTGAAATTCGGGCAAAGGGAGGCCCGACGGGTTGACGTCATAGGTATGAAAAAAAGGGGTTACAGCGGCATGGTTAGCCGTTTCGGAAACAGGCTTACTACCGCACGGAAATGGTTCATGGCGGCAATCAACGCGCGCTTCTCCTCGAGCGTCAGTGCATCCGGATGAAGCGCCTGACGCGCCGCTGGCACTCTGGCGAGAAAGAAGATCGCTGCCAGCGCCCGGCTGTTCTCTTCAAAATGTTCATCCCGCTTATCACGTAGCTCGTCGATAAAGCGAGCCACTTCGCGCCAGCTATCACCCCAGAAGCGGCCGCGGATCTCCGCGATATGGTTCAGCCCGCTCAGGCGTTCTCCGGCGTTGAGTGGAAGCATTGCGGTGGGGGAAGTGATCGCCATATTACCTCCTGCTTGCTGTTGAGTTTGCAAAAGCAAATTCAGCTAAACGAGGTGCCGGAACGACGGTCGAGATAACGACAGTCGATCGCCTGCTGGGTTAATTTGTCGCGCCAGGCCTGCACGTTGATCAGTGTGCGGCTGCGTTTACTGGCGTTTTCCGCGCTCGAATAGTCGCGGGTCGGGGCTTTCAGCAGGATGCCTTCGTCTAGCCATTGCCAGACCAGACGCTCGCTGATACCGCGCATGGCGGCAAAATCCCGCACTGTCATGGCATCGGACATCGCCGAACGGATCAGCGTTTGCAACGTCGGGAGAAGGGCGGATACCAGCTCATCCATCTGCCCGTGGGTGAAATTCCTGGATTGCATTTGAGAGCCAGATAACGGATGCGATGGCGTTGATTTTGCATCTGACATATCGCATTATCTCCTGTTGTTTGAAATGTACTGCACTGCTGTGCATTTTGGTCGATGCACAGCAATATAAATCGCAAATGCGATTGTGTAAATCGCTTTTTTTATGTTGGTGAACATGAGTGATAACAAAATGAGTGTTCAGGATGTGATCGAGCGTATTGCTGCGTCCTATTCTGTCTCCAGCCAGAAGGCGCTCGCCGAAGCGCTGGATGTCCCGGCGAACAATATCAGTAGCTGGATCCAGCGCGACAGTGTGCCCTATAAGGCGGTGGTTAAATGCGCACTGGATACTGGCGCAGATTTGCACTGGCTGGTAAGCGGTGAGTTTGCAAATGCAAAATTAACGGATAAGCCACAGCCGAAAGGCAAGGCGCTGTACGATGAGATTTTATCGACCGGCGGGCGTCCGGTGCTGCGACGCATCCTCGATGCGTATGGTTTTCAGATGCAAAAAGATCTCGGCGACCTGCTCGATATCTCCTCCGGTACCATCAGCACCTGGGTGCGGCGTGAGTTTTTCCCCGGCGACGTGGTGGTGACCTGCGCGCTGGATACCGGTGTCTCGTTGAACTGGCTGGCGACCGGGAAAGGAGAAATGTATCCGGCTCCGGCGCCGGCGGTGCAAAGTGACGCCGTGCTGAGCATTCCGAAATTCCGTCTGGAATCCGGCGAGCTGAAAGAGGCGGGCATCTGGGCGCTGGATCGCAGCCTTGCGCCGTCTTCGACGGAAGGGCTGAATTTTATCGAAGGGCTGAATGCGGCCTGGCTGGTTGATACCTCGGCGCAGAAAATTGGCAACGGGCGCTGGTTTATTAGTATCGACGATGCGCTGGATGTGTTTGATGTGGTGCGGCTGCCGGGCGGCAAAGTACGCCTGACGAATAACGCGGTCGATTTCGAATGTGGTGTGTCAGAGGTTGCGCCGTTCGGCGTGGTGGTTTTTACGCTGGAAAAACATGTGTAAGCAGCAATGACGGTTAGCAAACAGAAAAACGGCAAGTGGCTGTGCGAACTGTACCCGCAGGGACGGGAAGGGCGGCGTATTCGTCGGCAGTTTAATACCAAAGGCGAGGCCGAAGCGTTTGAATCCTGGACGAAACAGGAGGCGCAGGAGAAGCCGTGGCTGGGCGAAAAAGAGGATCGCCGGCGTTTAAGCGAGCTGATCACGCTGTGGTTTAAGCTGCATGGCCAGTCGCTGGCGGCGAGCAAGTCGCGGATGGCGAAGCTGGAGATTGTCTGTCGCGGGTTGGGCGATCCGGTCGCCTCGCGGCTGACTGCCAAAGCGTGGGCGCACTATCGCGATCAGCGTTTGAGCGGCGAAATCGACAACGGTTATACGCCGGACAAAGCAAAGTGGAAGGTGAAACCGGTAACGGTCAACCGCGAGCAGCAATATCTGAGCGCGGTGTTTAACGAACTGCGACGGTTGGGTGAGTGGACGCTGCCGAACCCGATTGAAAACGTGCGTATTTTTCGCGAAAAAGAGCGGGAAATGACGTGGCTGACGCAGCCGCAAATCATCACTCTGCTGGCGGCCTGTGAACGCTACGGCCATGCTGATTTAACCCTTGTGGTGAAAATTTGCCTGGCTACCGGCGCGCGCTGGCGCGAGGCGGAAAACCTCAATCGCTCGCAGCTTGCAGCGAATAAAATCACCTTTATCAAAACCAAAGGTGGGCGCAACCGGACAGTACCGATCCCGCCGTGGCTTTTTGACGAGCTATCGCCACTGCAAGGGCAGATGTTCCAGCCGTGCTATGGGGAATTCAGCAAAATGCTGGCCACCACCGATATCTCGCTGGCTGAAGGGCAGAAAACCCACGTTCTGCGTCACACTTTTGCCGCACACTTCATGACCAATGGCGGCAATATTCTCGTGCTGCAACGTATTCTTGGCCATGCCAATATCCGTGAAACCATGCGCTACGCCCACTTTGCGCCCGATCATCTTGAAGAGGCGGTGATGCTCAACCCGCTATCGCAACTTTATGGCGGCAAAATGGCGGCAGATGTTGCATAA